AAACAACATGAAAAAATAAATATTTTAGGAAAAGACCGTAATTCTATTTTTTATGATGATTATCATAATTTTATTGATATAAATCCTTTATTTAATGAAGTATATTATAAATTTATTCAAGATTATGTAATACCTTTGTACGGTTATGATAATAAAATTGTATTTCAAAAAACACCTAATTTACGAATTTCTTTTCCAAAGAGAACAGCTATTGGTAAACATGAATATGAAAATGAAAATGAGAATGTTATAGGTATTCATAAAGATTCTGATTTTGGTCATGATGAAGATGAAATAAATTTTATAATTCCTATAACAGAAATGTATGAAACAAATAGTTTGTACTACGAACCATATATTGATTCAAAACTTCCAACAAACGAATATGTAAATTTATCTTTAAAAAAAAATGAGTTTTTTATTGGAAAATTAAACAAATTATTGCATTATAATAAAATGAATGAAACAGGAGTAACAAGAATAAGTTTGGATTTTAGAATTATACCATACGAAAAGTATATGAAAAAAATAGATTTTTTTAAAAATACAAAATTTGAATTAGGTAAATATTATATTTTGTCAGATCAATAAGTTTAAATAATAATATTTTTTATTTGTATTATTTAAATGTCAAAAATTACAGTTGTAGGTGTTGGAAAATTAGGGTTAGGATTTGCTTTGATGTTAGAGAGAATTGGATATGATGTTGTGGGTGTGGATATAAATGAGGATTATGTAAATAAATTAAATGAAAAGGTATTTTCATGTACCGAGCCTTTTTACAATGACTTGTTGCAAAATTCAAAAAATTTTAAAGCAACAAATAGTTTACAAGAAGGTTTACATCATTCAGATATAATTTTTATTTTGGTTCAAACACCAAATTCAGGTGGAGAGAGATTTTATGATCATTCCATTTTATCAAGTTTATTGGTAAAAATGAACAAATTAAAACTAAAAAACAAAGATATAATTATTGGTTGTACTGTAATGCCAAAATACATAGATGAAGTAGGAAAACATTTGTTAGTAGATTGCCAAGATTGTCATCTTAGTTACAATCCAGAATTTGTTGCTCAAGGTGATATTATTCAAGGATTTAAATATCCTGATATTATTTTAGTGGGAACAGAAAATGATAATTTGAAAAATAAATTAGAAGAAATATATGATAAAATGTGTGTAAAAAAACCACAATATTGTTTTTTGACACCTTTGGAAGCAGAAATAACAAAAATTTCTATTAATGGTTTTATAACAATGAAATTGAGTTATGCAAATATGATTTCTGACTTGTGTGATACATTACATGCTGATAAATCAACAGTTTTACATTCAATAGGAAGTGATAGTCGTATTGGTAACAAATATTTTAAGTCTGGGTATTCGTTTGGTGGTCCCTGTTTTCCTCGTGATACCAAGGCGCTACGGCAGGTGATGGATCAAAACAATATATTTTCTGACTTATTAACAAGTACAACACAGTCAAATGAATGGCATATTGATTTTCAAACAAAACAATTGTTGGAAGAGAAAAAAGATATTTATGTATTTGAAAATGTATGCTACAAAGAAAATTCAATTATACCAATGATTGAGGAATCCGCAAAGCTTAAAATAGCAAAAAAAATAGATAAACTAGGTAAACAAGTAATAATTCGTGATACAGAAGAAATAATCACAGAAGTAAAAAAAGAGTACGGTAATTTGTTTACATATGAAATTATAAATAGTTAATTCCAAATTAAACCTTTGAACATTTAAAAATGTATTATTTATCACCATATTTATTTGTTTGTGATAAATACTCTATTTCTTTTTTGCTACTGTAATAGGCCATAAATGACATAGTAGATTGATAAGGTGATATAATGTAATCACAGTTTGTTAATAAAGAATAATCTAACAAAACATTTTCAGAAATTGTTCCTGGTGAAATATGCATATTATAATTATTTTCGTTTTCTAAAATAAATTTTTTTACCCAATTAAGGTCATCTGTTTGATCATTTTTAATCCATCCAAATGTTTCATGTGTTTTACGAACACTAACACCACCAGTAAAAATTAATAAAACAATATCTTTTTCTTTTTTTTTAATTGTTTCTAATGATTCTAATGTAAATTGCTTTTGACATTCATTAAAATGTTCAATATCTTTATAACTTGGTAGGAAATTTATTTGTTGTACAAGATCTCCCCTTCTAAAATGAATACCAACTAATTTTAAGGAACCATTGTTTGTAATTTCATGAATATAATTTTTGGTAAGATTAATAGTATTTTCATCTTTGATAGTTATTTCATTTTGAATAATTTCCTTGTTTTCTTTAAAGTATTCAGTATTTTCAAAATGACCATCTAGTATTGTGTTATCATTGATATTTAATATGTTTTCATCAAAATAGTTTGAATCAATTGGTTGTGAATATCTATGAATTATATTGTTTGGAGGATTACCATTTTGAATATTAAAAAAATCCATGAGGCATTGTTGTCCATGCCATAATAAATCGGTTTTAATATGGAAATCAAACCCCTTTAAAATAGATAAATTTCTTAATGTAGCATATTGAAATAATTGATTCCCTAATCTTCCCTTTAAGTTTATAATTATTGTCATTATATTAAGTATTTAAATTATTTACTCTGATTTTACGTATATAAATATACAAAGATATAAATATACAAAGATATAAAGATATAAATACACAAAGATATAAAGATATAAATACACAAAGATATTAATATTTATTATAGATAATGGAAAGATCATTTTCACAATGTGGTCAAGATTTGTTTGCAGTTAGTTTATTATTAGGTAAAAAGAATGGAGTCTTTTTAGATTTTGGTTGTAAGGTTCCTTTTGAAGGAAATAACACATATTTACTTGAAAAAGAATTGAATTTTAGAGGATTATCTTTTGACATAGATAATAATGCAATTAATGAGTGGAAGAATAGTGATAGAAACAGTGCTAATGCAATATGTTTTGATTTATTACAATTAGATATTCAAAAAATGTTGGACGAAAGTTATGAATCTACAGTAATAGATTATTTCTCTTTTGATTTAGAACCACCTTTGGTAACTGTTGAAGTATTGAAAAAAATTCCATTTGATAAATTTAGAGTTATAACTTTTGAACATGATTTTTACCGTGGTTTTGATACTGTAAAACCTTCAAGAGATATTTTTGTCAAGAACGGATATAGAAGAATAAAAAACACATACATGTCAAAATTTACGAATTCAAAAATTTGGTTAGCAGAAGATTGGTGGATACATCCAGATGTTATTTCTGTACCTGAAGATATTTTAGATAATGAAATAGTTGAATTGACAAATTTAGATTTATAAATATTGAAAATGTCGTGAAAATTTTTAAAAAAAACATCATATGTATAATATGAAAAAATATTTGTGTTCAAACGAAAGGGGTGATGGATTTGGTGGTCAATTTCAAACATATGTTTGTGCATTGTTATATGCTGAAAATAATAATTATGAATATGTTCATAGAAAAATAGTTAGTATGGAACATAATTATTCTAATGATGAAAAATTTGTAGAAAAAATGGATAATTTAATGAATTTAGAAGGTAACTATAAAAATATTTCAGATGTAGATGCAAATGAAATACATGAAATAAATATTGTGGAACTTTATAATTTGTTTGAATCAGAAATAGATCGTTATTTAGATAAAGAAAGTGAACCAATGAAAAAACTAAAAGAAATTTTCTGGAAAAATAAAAACAAAAATTTTTTTGATAATAACAAAAAAAATGTTGCGATACATATAAGAAGACCAAATCCACACGATAACCGTCTACTAGGAACAGATACTCCTAATTCATATTATTTAAATGTAATGAATGAAATACGTGAAAAAAACAATAACGAAAACAAAAAGAAAGAATTATTATTTCATATTTATTCACAAGGAAGTATCGAAAATTTTGATTGTTATAAAAATGATGATGTAATATTTCATATAGATGAAGAATTAACGAACACATTTATTGGAATGGTTGCTTCGGAAACTATTGTTTCATCATGTAGTTCTTTTAGTTATGCTGCAGCATTTTTGACGGATGGTGATGTTATTTTTCCTAAAAATTTTTGGCATAGACCTAAAAGTGATTGGATATGCGTTTAGTATATTGGAATATAGTCTGTTTTTAGAATACAATGGAAGAAATTTTTCAAAATCTTGTTGTAAAAGAAAACATAACACATGTTAAAATAGATATTGGTTTATCTTATAATGCACCACAATCAAAAAGATGGTTAGGAAAAGAACCAAATTTGTTGGTAATTGGTTTTGAACCTCATACAGAATCGATTGAAAATATTGTATCCAATGTAATACCTAATAATAGTTTTATGAAAGAAAGATTCTATATATTTCCATTCGCATTACAAAATGTCATTGAACATTGTAAAATGGAATTTTATAAAACAAGTAATGACCCTGGAACTTCTTCATTGTACAAGCCTATTGATGAAAAATTAGGCATGTACAAACAAGAAACATCAGTTCCTGTTTATTCTTTAAAACATTTTTTTGATTTGTTTCCATTTGATAAATTTGAATACATAGATTATATTAAAATTGATGCGCAAGGTTCAGATTACGATATTTTACTTAGTGCCGGTGATTATTTACGAGAAAGAGTCGTATTCATTACTGCGGAACCAGAAGATTCTCAATATGAAGATTGTAAACATAATAATACAAAAAATATGGAAGAATATTTATTTTCACAAAATTTTGTTAGGATTTATGATAGACCCACAGAGGACCCAACATTTCTAAATAAAAAATTTCAACATTTAGCTGATTCTATTTACATTGAACAACGAGGATACTAAATTGCTTTTATAAAACAATTACCGTGGATTGTTTAAGTGATGAAACAAAAAAAATAAATTTTATTTCAAGTATAAATGAAATTGGAAATTTTCCATTTATAGAAAGTAGATTTTTAATAGATCTTGTTGAAAAAGCACTAAAAGATGAATAAATTTTATATATTTTAACATGAAATTTATTTGATTACATTTGTAATAATAGTTCTTGAATACTATTAATGTCCGTAAAAGCATTAGGATATTTTGTTTTAAAATCTTTAATTTTTTGCATAAGTCTGTCTTTATTATTTAACAACAATTCTTCGGTTACTTCGTTCCAGTCATTTATTACTAAACAAGGAAAAATATTATATAATTTATCAAATGATGTATTGGTTTTTTTAACAATTGGAATACTGTCTAAATAAATTGATTCATAAAATCTGTGAGTGTCTTCTCCACACCCTCTTGGAGATAATGTATAATAAGATTTATGTGTTAATTCGTAATTTATCCATACAGGTACTTTTCCACAATGAATAGACGGTTGTTTCTCATACGTATTGTCATTTAGATTATTTACAAAGTCTTTGTTATGCAGTAAATTATAGCAATTAACTCTCTCTTGATGTGAATAAGAAAAACATAATAGGCATAAATATTCTTTGTTGATAGTTTTTAACCCCTCATTATATAAATAATCGTGTGAAAATCCTTTGAGAATTGGTACAACTTTTTCACAATCTCTAATGCCAATTGGCATACAATGTATCAATGGATGTTCATATGCATTATTATTAATAAAAAAACCTAGCGCCACAGGAAGTAATAGGTTTACAATATCTTGAGGAGTAATAGGTTCGTACATTAAAAAAAAGTATACTTTAATATTTTTAATTAGTAAAATATTTACAAGTTCATCTAAATTAATGGTTAAGGGCGCTAGAGAAATAAATATTTTGTCTCCATAATTTAATTTATAAGCTAAATTTACATTTTGTTCAATTTCAGGAAGTCTGTTATTAAATAAAATATCACTATTCAAAGCATAACCAATTTGTGAAAGTTTGAATAGTAAATTATTGTTTACATTATTTTTAATTAAATTATAGTTTTCCATAATGATGTATTTATACAAGTAATCTTTATATTATTAAATCATCAATTTTGATAATATAAAATATTTTTACTATAAATAAAAATAACACAGAAACAGTTTTCTTAGTAATTTGGATATTTACTACTCAATAAATTGTCACCTAAAAAGTTGGGTTTCAAACCGTACAAGCTGACCAAAGGTGTTTTCCAGAATTTCACCCAAGAAGGACGGTTTTCAAGGGGTTCAATGACACCACGAGGGCTGTTTGCGCTAAGAGCCAAACGGAAATACTTACTTACAATGGTGTTTGCATCCAATACTTGTTTGGCAGAAAGACGCGCGAACCATTCGTAATGCCTACGTTTAAGAATATCCATGGCAGGAATCCAAATGCCATAAGCTTGAGGGTATAATTGGATATAATAATCGCCTAATAATTCATTAATAGTAATAGGTAAATTATTTGTTCCTTTGGTCCCCAACAAGCGACCATCTACCATATGAACATCACCTGTTTGTATATGTTTTTCCGTCCAATTAGAAAAATTACCTAAAAATTGTGACTCGGCAGTGTAATCACCAGATATAACAATTTCCATATGGTGAATCAAATCCATAATCGTTTGATTTTTTCTCTCTGCCCCCATCAATCGTAAGTTAGGATAAAATTTATAAAAAGTAGAGGAGGCGTTTTTGTCTTCTGTTTCGCCAACAAAGACCCGACCTCCTTTTATTCCTTCTTCGTACAAAGGAAGTAAATCATGCAAACAAAGGAAGGAAATAGGTAATAACATACCACCATAAATATATAAAATATTAGCAAGGGCCAACATACGTAACTTGTCGGAAACAGGCGCTCCTGCTTTGTTCAAAGGGATATTCCAATCGGGAATCAATAGAGGGAAAGCATCGTCATCAATCATGCAAATATGGAAAGAATCTTGGCATTGTTCAATGATGGTTCTTACAGTCAAATACAAATAAGGTTGATTTAATTCGTGAGAAGTGCGAGAACCAAAGGATAACCAATTACGTGCGTTGTATTCATAGGGGATATGAATCCATAAAATCGGTTTTTTAACCCCACCTAAAGTTTTATTGTCATTGAGCAAGTATTTTTTAATAATGCCGTAATTTTCCAGATCTTCTTCACGGATTCGTTTGTCTTCTAATTTTTTATAAAGATAGGCTAATACAATTAATATAACAAAAAGTGCAATATAATTTCCAACTGAAAACATATATACTAATATTATATTTTTTTACAAACATTCGTGTTTCTTGAATCGTGATTCAATGATTCGTTATTTTTTGTAAGCTTCCCCAAAATGTTTTGTTTTTGTTCTCAGTTTCTTCCATTTGTTTGGCTAATTTAAAAGCACGAGCGGAAGCGTCTGTTTCCATCAATTTGTTTTTGTTTTGTAAAAAGGCGAGTGATTGGGCTTCTGTAAGTGTTTTGGTTTGAACTTCTTGTTTTGTGCGATATTCTACCATTTCATTTACATTTTTGAATTTACGGACAGATGTGAAATCTTCATGAGTGATCGGTATAACAGATTCTTTATGTGCTTTTCTTAAATCTTGAAAAGACAATTGGCTAAATACATCGGAAGAAAATTCTTCAGGTGCATCTCCACTAACGGAAGAGGCAGTTAAAAACCCGGATGCGTAAAAATCATCCACTTCTTGGTGTGTAACCAAAGCTCGTAATTCACGTTTTTTCTTTTCAAATTCGGCATGCATCGTTTTCTCACTAACATGTTTGTTTTCGTTTTCCACGTCTTCGTCTGATTTGAGCCAATCCCCATAGCCTTTGGTATCTACTTCATTAAAAAGACGGTTTTTTTCAAACTCTTTGTTGAACCAGGAATTAAAATGTTGTGGTTGATTCAGTTTTTCGTTGGCGTCAAAAAATCTGTTCAAAACTGTTTTTCTCTCTTCTTCGTCTACCACAGCTACATAATCTGTCTCTGATTTTTTCATGGATTTGTTTTTAAAAGTAAAAATAGCATACAGTGTTTTATAGGCGCTGGAAAAAAATAAAAAATATCGGGGGTCCAATTTTGATTTATCAGGATGCATTTTGAGTACAATTTGTTTGGCTTTTTTGAGATCATTCTCCGTAAAATCTTCATCTAATTTAAATAACTCCAAAATATCATGTAAATCATAATTGTTTATGTCCAAATCCAATGTCTCCATATATAATAATAATATTTATGTATAGAAAAATTTATCTTAATTGACTCGCACCAAATTTTGCGGTGTTTGTACTGTGGCCAAAAGTTTTCCACATCGTTTGAAAAAGGCGTCCAAATCGTTTGGTTGAATACCTACTACACTATCGTCTGGTATCATTGTTGTGTTTCCCTTTCTGTAACATAGAATTGTTGGGATGCCGTTGACCATGCGTTTGCCTTTGAACATGGAATACAAGTCAAAACTTTCGTCCACGTCAATGTCTGCGCAAATTACTTCAGGTGGTGACGTGGCAAAAAAAGCTTCTACTACATGGGCAATTTTCTTACAAGGCCCACACCATGTTGCACCTAATTTGATGACAACGAGACCTGGGTTGACTTTTAGAAGATTGAAAAAATGTTCACGAGATTCAAAAACAGTAATGACTTTTTTTTGTGTAGAAGACATGTGTAAAATATATATTTGTTTTTATTTTTTAAATTAAAAACAAACGCCTAAAAGCGACTCTTTTGTACAATGGCCTCCAATTCACCAATATCTATTTCTGGAAGTTCCACGTGAGATTCCCAAAAATATTTGCAAAATGCCCATGTAAATTCGCAGTCAGCAGGATACCAATCATCATGTTCCTTAGATAGAACATGAAAAAGTGGCTCAGGAAGAAGTGAAAGACTCGCACGTGGCAACACATAAGAAAGCTGCACCAAAGGAGAAACAGGAAAAGCAGGTTTGAATGGAACAAATTCAGTGTCAAAAAATGGCACAAAATGAATGAGGTCGGTCAAAAGAGGGGGGTAATTGTATTTATAAGACCATCGCCAGTCAGCGCATCCTGATGTATAGTATTTCATTGTCCATTCTAGGCCTTCTAAATAATTCATACACAACTGTTTTTTTCTCTCTTCATTGATATCCAAAGAGAACAAAACCTCGTAATATCTTTTTTGCCAATTCGGTTTTGTGGGTTGAATATATTTCTCTAGTTCGCGGTCTTTCGTCGGTAGATTTTCAAATTTTGCAAATATTTGTTCCGCTGTTTCTTCCGGAATATGATGTCTTTCTCTCTTGTCACGCATTCTAACTTCATCCACAATATATTGTTCTTCTTTTTCCGCCAAAAAAGAAATTAATTTTCTCACATTGCGCCAAAAAATTGTTTTTCCGTCTGTCAATACTTCTTTTGTTCCTCCTAGTGTTGCTTTGTAAGCATTGATCATTTTGTCTACGCCTCCCGTTCGTATATTGACAGCAGGAAAGTGCGGTAAGAAATCATTCCCCAAGAAAAAACAGAGAAAAATATAGTCATACACGCGATTGACATCGCATTTGCTGTCACCACCGTTTAAATCTTCCGTGATGACTTCTGCCAATTCAGGAATATCCAAATAGTATGTGCTTTCAGGTTCCAAGGTACTATCAAGCGACTTGATAAATTCTGGTGTTTCGCGAAACAAATATATATGGCGGTGAACCGGCAAATGATTGATGGAAAGCATAATGAGGTCAGCGTCCAAACCATACACCAAATGCGTCTCGTCGTCATTTTGTGGCATGTTTCGCAAATAAGCAAAGAGTTTATGTTCACCTTCACCATATTCGCTAGAATCGGATACGATAAATTTCAAATTCCCAGAAAAACGTGTTTTCAAAGCAATAAAATGTCGTTGAATTTTGGTATTGAGTTCTTCCATGAACTTCGTACCCGGTGTAATCGCCGTCGTATTGAAAGGATCAACCTCTGTTTTTTTGAAGATAGAACGGGTGATTTGGTTTTGGTACCATGATTTATAACGGCGTTCTCTCTGTTGTTGTAATTTGGCCAAGGGTGCGACGCCATCAAACGCAATATAAACGAGTTTATCAGGTGCAACCAAATCAATATAAGATTCTATTTTAAGAATCACATTATGAATGATGGAATTAACAACCGTATCAGTCAATACGGAAAAATTCAACGTATGAACAACGTCGTAGACAATAGAATTGCAATCCAAAAAGAGATTGTTGATTTTTATAGAGGAACAAGATGTGCCGTTTTTTTCTAATTTTTTAATAATAGATGAATGATTTTTTACAATGTAAGAAAAATAAAAGGGAATACCCATTGTTTTGTCGTTCTATTTATTATCTATGAATGTTTTTAATATCATTGAAAATATATATTAAAATAGTATTTAAAGACGACCACAATTATAAAGTCAAGGTAGAAGGTAGAAGAAACGACATAATATTGTTTCTCATATCAAAAAAGCGGCAGTAACGAAACAAAACAAGATGGAGGAAGAGTTCATAATCTTGGTAATACGATTTTATCAATTTGTTACAATGACGAATGCGTTTTTTTGCCAAAGCTAGGTCTTGCGTTATATTAGAATGATAGTGATCCAAGTCGGGGATATTTTCTTGTTTCAAGCATCTCAATATGCAATCTATGTAATCAGTATAGCGTTGAAGATGAGAGACACGAGAATGCGATATATCTTCCAATAAAAAAGAGGGATATGTAATATAGAGTAAAAGAACGCGGTTCACATTAGGTGAAATAAAACGATAAGTTTCAGGGTTTTTTTGTATAGATGCTTTTGCTGTATGTATACAAGAGATTTCACGTTCAATCAATTCATAAATATCTCTTTCTTCCATGGGAGACGACTTATTGAACCTTTGTAAATTTTCATATTTGTCTTTCCAAGAAAGAAGTGATTTTGTAATACTATTAGTATTATGTTTCCATTGTGGCATAACTTATTATTACTAGTTTCATGAAAAATAGTAATATATTTTTAGATTGTTTTTATAGTGTAAAAAAATATATGTAATTATATATACATATTAAATATATAATATATATGAAAAAACCCACAAAAAAAAATGAAAATAATGTAAAACATGTCCATTCCCAAGATGTGCTGACTGTGGTGGAGAAAAAAATTCAATTTTTTCAGGATGTCATACAGAAAACGATGCTTTATGTCCAAAAAAACAAAATACTGGATATTTTAGGAGTTTCAGAAGTGACTACATGTTTTCAGGGTTTAAATGAAATAAGTGATAAAATAAGAGAATTACTTAGTACAAAAAATTCAATTACAACAGAGAGTCTTATTAACAATCTTCAATCTATTAATAATGACCTTTCTGGGATTTTTAAAATGTATGGTACGGAAAGCTTGGAAGATTTGCTCACTATTTGTTTTGGAAGTAATGTTCATTTGGTAACGGATGATTTATTGTATGAGAAATTTAATTTATTGAAAAAATATTTCCATCCTACAGGATACAAGGTAATTACTACGAAACAAAATGATATTCTTGTTGAAAAAACAAAGGGGGATGTTGAAAAAACAAAGGGGGATGTTGAAAAAACAAAGGGGGATAAAACGAACAAGGTAATAGCTTTAGATGAGTCTAATACTAACAATGAAATAGTAAACAATTTGGATTGCTTTGATATTTCCCCACAAATGAAAAAATTTCATATGAAGGTGTATGGAATCAAATTTTATTTGACAAACAGTTTGATAAAAAGAACGATTCTTCTTTATGGAACTGTGGATGATGTCATTGTTGATTTTTTGATGAACAACAAGTATTTATCTAATAAAATTCAAAAAATAAACGAAAATATTCCTACAGAACAAGAATTTCATACGGATACCTTTCGTAACTTCATATTGTCATTGAGTTTGAAGGAGTTATTAATAAACAATCATCATGAAATTTATAAACTGTTTATGGGATATATCAACCAAATATGTCTTATCAAACAAAAGGCAATCAGTCAATGTGTAAAAGAATTTATTGCGAATGATTTATTTTCAAAACGTTGTTCACTCATTCAGCTTTTAATAAAATCAAGTGATTATGAGAATCAATATTTGGCTTATCTTTTGTATGATTTACTTTCCAATGATGTAAATGAAAATGTAGATACGATTGAACAGACGATATTGTTTGATAGTTTTCCTTGGATTATCAAGCAGTTTTTTAAGGATTCTATGAAGAAAACGATTCAATACACAAATGAGTTGTCTAATTTTGACATCAATAAGATACCATTGGAACAACAGATTTGTTTGATGAAGGTAAGTGATGCGGTGAAAGAAAAGGCAATGATGAAGTTGAAGGAAGTAAAAGCTAAATCAGAAGACTCTGGTTCTAAAGCGCGTCAATACCTGGAAGGTTTGTTAAAAATACCGTTTCAAGTATACAAAAAAGAACCTATTATGAACATTATGGAAGACATACGTGTATCTTTCAAAAGAATGTATGAAACATTTTTTTTGGAAAATAATTTTGTTGATATCATTCCTAAAAAGGATACATATACAAGCATGGAAATAGTAAAATACAACAATGAAATTAAAAAACGACAATGTCTTAGTATTTCCGTTTCTGAAAAAGATGAATTATTGAAAAACAAAGACAAGTCTGCTTTGGCATCATTGATAACCAAAATAAATAACTTTGTTTCTTTGACAGAACCTAGTTTTGCAGAACAAGTTATTATAAAATATACTGTCAATATGAAAAAGGATGAAATGAAAAAAAAAATTATTTATTTTTTGGATACTTTTGAAAAAAAAGCGGATACAAAACAAATGGTAGAATTCAAAAAACATTTTTTCAATAAAGATCATGATAACAACGGGTTGTTGGAAGAAATAAAAAAAATAGAAGGAGATTTCCAGAAAATTAACAACTACATGAAGGATATGAAATACATTCTAGACAAGTCAGTTCATGGACATGAAAAGGCAAAGAAACAAATAGAGAGAATTGTAGGTCAATGGATCAATGGAAAACAAGACGGATATTGTTTTGGGTTTGAGGGACCACCTGGTGTTGGTAAAACGACATTGGCAAAATACGGTCTTTCTGAATGTTTAAAAGATGAAAATGGTAATAGTCGTCCTTTTACTATGATACAAATGGGGGGTGATAGCAATGGAAGTACATTGCATGGACATAATTATACCTATGTTGGGTCAACATGGGGGAGTATAGTTCAGATTTTAATAGATAAAAAATGTATGAATCCTATTATTTTTATTGACGAGGTGGATAAGATAAGTAGGACGGAGCATGGTAGAGAAATTGTCGGTATTTTGACACATTTGCTGGATTCAACCCAAAATGATTGTTTTCAGGACAAGTATTTCAATGGAATAGATTTGGATTTGTCCAAGGCGCTTTTCATTTTGTCGTACAATGACGTGGATGCGATAGATAAGATTTTGTTGGATAGAATTCATCGTATTCAGTTTAAGAATTTATCGTTGGAGGACAAACAGGTCATTGCCAATAACCATATTTTACCCGAGGTCTATAGTAAAATGGGATTGTCGGGTATGATTGAAATGAGTGATGATGTTCTCAAGTTTATCATTGAAGAATACACAGCCGAAGCGGGTGTGAGAAAGTTGAAAGAGCTTTTGTTTGAAGTCGTGGGTGAAGTGAATTTAGATATTTTAAAAAATATGCAGTCACATGAAGGTTTTCCTTTAAAAATAACAATGGAAGACATCAAAACCAAATATTTTAAAGAGAGACGGGAAGTGAAAATAAAAAAAATCCACCAAAAACCTGAAGTGGGTATTATTAATTGTTTATGGGCGAATGAACTTGGGAATGGTGGTATCTTGTCTGCGACAGGAAAATTCATCCCTTCTGATAAATTCTTGGATCTTAAACTCACAGGTTTGTTAGACGAAATGATGAAAGAATCCTTCCACATTTCTCTTACCACGGCTTATCATTTACTTGACGATGAAACAAAAAAAACCCTACAGGAAAAACACAATGGAGAGAAAAAGACCGGGATTCATATGCATTTAGGCGACGGTTCTGTTAACAAGAGTGGTACATCGGCAGGTATAGCTATTGCGATATTGTTTTATAGTTTGCTTACTAACAAGAAAATAAAGAATGATTATGCAGTGACGGGGGAGGCATCCGATCTGAACGGAACGAGTGGAGAGATAGGAGCGCTACGAATCAAAATCATCAGTGGAATCAAGGCAGGTGTGAAGCATTTTATTTATCCAGAGGAGAACCAACGTGACTTGGACGAGTTTATGGAAAAATATGGAACGACAGAATTGGTCAAGGGAATCACATTTCATCCTATTACGGAAATAAGAGAAGCATTGGATTTGATTTTGGAGTATTGATCAAAGAGAGAAAGGAAAAAACATTATATTGATTTGGGGTTTGAAAAGATGATTATTTTGAAAACAGACGAAAAAAAATACGATCCACCGAAAGAATATTTCGGTTTAGTAGATATACATTATCTAGAAAATGGACATGATAGAACCTTGACTACTCATGATTATTTAGTAAAAAATTGTGATTGTGATTGGATTTTGAGTATTGATAATGACGAATTGCTAGTATTGAATCCTTTTTTTGAGAATATAAAACATTATGTGAAAAGCATAAAATATAAATATCCAAGGGTGAACGCATTTTATTTTCGTTGGGGAATGATAGAGAAATATGATATTGATAACATAAATGAAAATAATTATTTTGAGTTTATATATAAATTAAGTACAAAGCAAATAAATAATAAATTATTTATTAAATAATAAAAATAGTTTTTAAACTATATTTTCTTTTGGTTTGTTTTATATTTTTTGTAAAATAATAAAACAGTTTAGGGGTTCTTTTTTGTCATGTTATTTTTGTAAAGGATTATCAATATCAGCATCTATGTAAAAGGTGGAAGAATTTATTATAATTTATTATTATATATGAATAATAAATTATTATCAAACAAATTATTATCAAATAAATTTTCAGGAGGTGTTTCTACAGAAACACCAGCGAAAAGCCCCTTTCAAATGTATTTAACAAAACCAATCAATATCATGGTGTTTCTCTCTTTTCTCTCCCCTGCTATCCTTTCCATTATCATAATATCGTTAAGTTTTATTTTCCAAAACTTCAAAGGTGTTATCTTCTTTCTTTTCCTTTTAGGTTCTGCTATTTTGAGAGAAGTTATTTTTAGGCTTTCTGGTATGTTTGAAAGGTATCAGTATGACAATTCTATATGTACAGCAGTGACATTTACTACAGTCGGTTATAACACCTTTTCTGTTTTCGTCGCTTCTTTTATTTTGATGTATTTATGTTTGCCCATGTTTTTGAATGGCAATATTAATTGGTGGCTTTTTACAGGCCTCGTCTTCTATATTTGTTTGGATGTAGGTGTTAAAAGTTTGCAAGGGTGTATCATAATGAACAAGAATGGAGTGCAAATGTTTTTGGATTTATTAGTGGGTTTAGGATTAGCATCAATATGGGTAGCAGCCATGTCTGCGGGTGGTTCATCCAAGTATTTGTATTTTAATGAAGTCACCAGTGATAGTCAAGTATGTTCTATGCCTAAAAAACAACAATTCAAGTGTTCGGTTTACAAGAATGGTGAACTCATATCAAATATGTAATTATGTTTAAGAAAAATGCTTGGCATTTTCAATCATCCATTTTTTAAAAGACGAAACGACGAATTTTCTGTGAAAAGATTCTGTCAACAATTTCATATTGCCGTTTGTATTGTAAACATAAATAAAACGGTTAAAAACATTTACCAAATTGCGTTGTGCATAAAATCTTTCCAAATGTTCAGAGTTGAACAAAGCTTTATTTTTTCTTTTGTTGACAGCATTATGGAAAACATAAAGTATATTTTTAAAATCTGTTTTATTTTTAATTCTAGTAGGATTAATTTTTGCTAAAAAAGATTTTGCGTGTTGTGAACATTCAGGGCAAGGTAAAAAACTGGCTATTTTATAAATATGTCCAAACAAGGGTTTTATAACAACAGGAAAAGATTCTTCCTTCATTTTTTCTGCAAGACAATGAAATAATGTCCAAATCGGGGGTCCCCATTCTTCGGGTGGCATTTTAATATATCTATAAAAGATAATAATATAAAGAGAATCACTTCAATTTAATAAATGTTAAAAAAAGATGAAACAAACATCAAAATAAAACCATTATATTTTTATGAAGATGGTACAGAAATAAAGTGGAATATGAATGAATTAATAGGAAAGATAGATGTTGATCAGGAAAAAGAAAAAGGAAAAAAAGATGAAAAAGATGAAAAAGATGAAAAAGATGAAAAAGATGAAAATATAAAAACGTGTATGATTACCGGTGATATATTACAAGAACCTTTTATAGAACTGAAATGTGGTCATACATATAATTACGTACCTCTTTATAAAGATTTGATAAATCAAAAAAAAAAGTTTTATACATTGGACATTGAAAAATTAAATTTGAATGAAATTAGATGTCCGTATTGCCGTAAAAAACAGACTAGTTTGCTTCCGTATTATGAGTTACCACAAGTTAAAAAGGTTCATGGAATCAATTGGCTTGATGAATCATTATTGACAAACACATATCACAATGGGTCATGTCATTTTGACATGAAAGACAATTTTTATCATCATTCATGTTCCAATAATTATGTGATTAAAATAAGCGATGGAAAAACGTATTGTTATTACCATCAAAAAATTGTGACAAAAGAAATAGCAAAGAAAAAGGCCAAGGAAGAAAAGGAAAAGGCCAAGGCAGAAATAAAAAAGCTAATGATGGAGAAAAAGGAAAAGGAAAAGGAGTTGAAAGAGAAAAAAATTCAAGAGGAAAAACAAAACATTGTTTTATGTCAAAGTATATTGAAAACGGGAGAGAAAAAGGGGGAACCATGTGGGAAAAAAGTAGTGAAGGCGAATTGTTGTTTGAGGCATTATAATTTACAAAACAAATAAAAATAAGATAAAAAGAAATTAAAAATTGTCTATTATAAAATATACAAAAAGAATAATGGAAACCAAAGAAGAATTAATAGGTAATATAAAAGAATGGATCAAAATGGATACAGAAATAGCCAAATTACGTGCAGAAATCAAAGAGAGAAATAACAAGAAAAAGGCAATAACAGATTCACTTGTGACTGTGATGAAGAAAAACGAGATAGATTGTTTTGATATCAATGATGGTTCTCTTGTTTATAAAAAAAGCGTAGTAAAAAAACCATTGAATGGAAAATCAATGATAAAGGCGTTACAGGCATATTACCAAAATACGCCGGAAAAGGCGGAAGAAATATCAAAATATCTTATGGAAAGCCGTGAAGAACAAGTAAAAGAAACAATTCGCCGTAAAATGAATAAAAATTAGTAGAAAAAGAATATAGAGAGAAAAAGGGGTGAGAATATATTAAAACAAAATAAATGAGTGAAAATAGAACACCTTGGGTATACAAGGCATTAGAAACAGATTTTGATGATATTGAAAACTTATCATTTCAAGATGTATTTTTGGTTCCTTATGCTGTGAATGAAGGAAGTAATTATCCTTTTTTGGAATTTGGATTAAAAAAAAAACCGGAATTAGGGAAATCAATTCAGACATCACAATTGCTTATGTTTCCTTCATCTGTTGGTACAAACAAAGATCAGATATTTGAATTTGGAAAAAAGGTAATGGATTTTTTATTAGAGGGTAAAATCGCTTTTGAAAACGTGACACAGAGAGAAATATTATTTTCAGGAAGCGAGGAATATAAATTCAAAGGATACAAACAGGATGGAGAAAGTTTGTATGTTTTTGTGGATGTATCGTTATGGAAAAAAAATGATATCATTTCTATGGAAAAAAACAGTGTATTGTGGTTTGTACTGGCGGATGAAATAAAAAATACCAAGAACACGAGTTTATTGAAATGGGAAAATCATGTTGAAGAATTTTTTTCCAATCATCCTGAGTTTTTGTTGTTGCACGACGAAGATGGAAAAGAATACGAGGATCCTCAAGTTGTATATATTCCAAAAATAGGTAATAAATTAAAATTTACAGCTATTTTTGGTCCACAACAAGAAGAAGAATACTTTAGAGATTACAACGAGGCAATGGAGGAGGGAAAGAAACGATATAAAAAGGAGGATGTGTGGTGGGGGATAGTAAAATTTGCTCTTATTCCATCTTTTGAAAACCAACTTTTTTCAAAAAACATTACGTTGGAAGGTCTTTCTTTTCATATTATAGACAAAAAAAAGCTGGAAGAAAAGCATGACAATTATATATTGTAAAAAGTAAATACAATTGAATAAAATATATTTACTTTTATTATGAAGGACATTACAAATAATATAACGGCGGTGTGTATCATGTTGCTAATTTTGTTTGTCATTAAACAGATTATGAATTATTATGATGTATCACAAGATATGTATTATCCTTATTTTATCTTTTATTTGATGTTGCTTTTGTGTTACATTATATTACCGAAAAATGATGACTGGATAAATATAAAATAGTGCGATAATATAACTTTATGAAACAGCCAATACCAAATGAAATAATCAATCATATAATGAGTTTTAGAACAAAAAATCCGGTTTTTTTAATGTTTCAAGATTCTTTTGTATTTTACATGGATACAAACAAAGAAACAAAAGGAAATTATTTGGATAGGTATTGTTACGATGTTTCTTTTAATGAATGGTATTTTTGTATAGTGAAAAAGAAAAGACATTTGAAACAAAGGTTTTACAATGATTATAAAATTTAATCTCTATCTACTTTAATGACAAGTTGGTATTCAATTCTAATAACGTTGCCTGAACCGAGTACCCAAGTTGTATTACGTGGTTTTTTTAGTGTCAAGGAACACAATTACGGTGGTTTTTTTAATAGCAAGGACTATTTAGTAACAAGTTTTTATGATGAAAGGAAACCAAATGTCAACATTTATACAAACAATGGTCAAGCTGACGAAGACAGTGTTTTTATAACCACTCCCTTTTATCATTTTTCTTTTAAAGGAACAAATATAAAAAGTATTCCTTATTTTAAAAAAACTCAAAAAGATACTTCTTCATGGTTTAATTTATTTTATGTGGAAAATGATCCAATTCATCATTATACAGGATTTGCTATTCAAAGTGAAAGTCAAAATAAAAAATTAAATGGTACTGGAGTTTTTAATTTTTATTATGTAAACATGACATTCAAACCAATAAAAGAACCACGATTTCAAAATAATAAAATTTCCATGGTTTTGACAAGTCCTATGGATTTTTCCAATCCTTCTTATCCTTCAGGAAAAAGTCATCGTAGTACCTTTTACAAATCCATCTTTGATACAACCCTTCTTCCTTATGGAAAACAATACAACAATTGCAACAACAATCTTTGTTATACATACAGTAAAAATTATATTTACAAACCTCATAGTGATTATGGAATGGTGGGAACGTCTGCAGCAGGATATCTAGCGCAAAGAAAACGACTGTAAAAAGAAAACGACTGTAAAAAAAAAAGAGGCCTTCTGGTGAAATATAAATATATTTTCTTTAAGTTGTTTTAGAAAATATATTAAAAAATTGAACTAAAAAGATAACAATATAATAAACTATATAAAGACGATAAAATGGAACGACGTTTAAACAAAAAAATAGAACAATATCTTAGTGGTTTCAAGGATGAAATTCGTGCGAGGGCAACGGATCTTGGAGTTACTAAAAATGAGGGGGGTAATCAGTTATTGCAATTTGTCTATGATTATGATCGTTTGGTATTGGGAAAGGAAGATTTTGTCAAGAGAAAAAGAGTCAAAAATGTAGTGTCTTATTTTGATCGTTGTTCGGCAAAACGTGCATGTGATGAGCAGTGTACAAGACGGAAGAAAGACAGTTGTGAATATTGTGGAACACATATGAAGGGAACGCCACACGGTATTGTAGAGGCACAAGATGCTGAAAAAATGACAACAAGCAAACTAGAAGTGTGGGCGCAGGATATAGAAGGAATAATAAATTATATAGATAAGAATGGGAATGTATACCAGGCGGAAGATGTGGTAGTGAATAGAGTGAATCCG